GAAGCGGGCGCAAGACGAAAAGCGGCGGGACCCGGCCCCTCGTCAGCCGCGCCCATGATTCTCGACGAAGCATCATGGCTACACCGCCGAGATCACGTTGTTGAAGTAGAAGCCGAGATCCGCAGAGACCAGGCGCATATCGAATGCCGAGTCGATCTCCACTCGATCCGATGCCAGATGCTCCATGCGGAACGTCTTGATGCGGACGCCGGCGCCCCCGGTCGTTCCGATCAGGCCCGTCCAGTTGAACACGTACCCGGCGCTGGGCGTCATCAGGCCGGCATTCTTGGGGCGGTAAAACAGCGCCGCGCTCATGCCGCCTATGAACGCGTTGGATTCGGTTGCGCCCTCCGCCGCCGTGTTGTACACGGCGTCAATGACCAGGATCTCGTCCAGTTCGAGAATCTCGGCCATGATCTGGCGAGTGGCCACTGCCGGGTTCGGCGCGGTCTGGCCGTACTTGGTGCGGTCGATGAAGTCGGGATGATCCACGAGCTTGTCGAACACCGGGCGGCTCACCACGAAGATGTTGGGCGCGAAGCCGCCGCTCGACAGCCGCATCTGGGTCTTCGCATTGCGAATGTCGGTGATCGGGCTGCCGTTCGGGTAGTTCGCGGCATCCCAATAGATGACGTGCGTGGAGTCCGCGGTCGCCTGGCCGCTGACGTTGTTGGTCCAGATCCCGGTGCCGAAGAACCTGGAGACCCACTGGTTCTCGCGGCGGATCAGCGCCTTCTGCGTCAGGAAGATGGTGGCGTCGCGATCCGGTGCGAGCGGCGAGTCGCTGTTGGAGCGGATCTGGTCATCCACGTCCTTGTGCAGCGACCACACGTCGCAGTTGTACGTGCCGGTGGAATTCAGGTTGTAACCCGTGCCGGCGGACTCGGTGGAAAGCGCGCGCTTCTGCATCTCATCGCGGTTGAAATCCGCCCGCGCGTAGGTGTAGTAGAGGTCGCTTTTGTTTTCGACCGGCACCGCCGGAAAGGCCTTGTCCGCGACGAATTCGACTCCGGCAGCCTCCTGAAGGTAGGCCACGGAGATGTTCGTCAGCGGTCGATTGACGTGAACGTCTTGTAGTGTTGGCTGAGGCATATGTGATTTCTCCTTGTTTGTGAATCGCTACATCTTGTACGGGCCGAGAAGCAGCGCGGGGATGATCACGCCAGCCCCCGCCGAGGCAGCCAGCGCGCGCGCCCGCACGAAATTGCCGGTGGTCGCAGTGATGGCCTGGCCGCTGGCGTTGGCCATGAGCGGATCGCCGGCATTGACCGCCGCGCCGGTCAGCAGTTTGGTGATGCCCAGGATGGCGACCTCGGCCTCCACTCCCTGCGCGTTGGGCTTGTCCTGGACCACGCCATCGGCGACGGCGCCAGCGCCCGTGAAGTTGATCTGTCCGGACGAGTTGACGGTCACGAAGTAGAACTGCGGATTCACAGTCCCGTTTGTCGTGAGGTCGGCCGCCGCCGGAAGTCCGACTGAACGTAACGTCTGTTCGAATGCCATGTCTGTCTCCTTTCGCCCTACCGGGCGAGCCGAACGCCGGCCCGTTCGAGCGTGGCGATCAAGCCCTTCGCGTTGTGCTGCGCCACGAACGCGCCGTAAACCTCGGGATGCTCTTCGAGCATGAGGGCGTAGGCGCGCTCTTTGGTCAGCTTGGTGGTACCGCTTTCGGCGTAAAGATTGGGAGTCTCTTTGCCGCGATTCTGGCGGGCGTAAGTGGTGGCCTGGGCTTCAATCTCTTGAAGCGAACCCACCGCGCCCTGGTTGGGATTGACGTGCGATGTAATCATGCTCCTCTCGCTTTCGATCACGCGCGCGGCGGTCAACTCTTCGCTGACGTCCGCCACGCTGAAGTACTGGCCGCTGGACTTCTTCTTGGTGAGAAACTCCGCGGTCTTGTCGGGACAACCGGCCATCTTGCACAACGCGCCGATGGCTTCGATGTCGCCTTCGGGACGCATCTTCAGCGGCACGGCAGCGAGGCCGGCAAGCGGAGCCATGCCTTCCGGTTTCTTGGCGTCGCTCTTTGCGCCCTCGCCGCAGGCGTGACAGTACTCCGCGCCTTTGCGCAACTCGGCACCGCAGGCGTGGCAGAACTTCCCGGACGCCTCGCCCTCGGCCTTGGTACCGCAGGCATGACAGAATGTCGCGTCCGCGTGGAGCTTGGTTCCGCATGCATGGCAGTACTTCGGTTCGTTGTTGGTCTTCTCGTCGCCGTCACCGTCGCCCGGCTTCTTACCCTCGGCGGCGATTGTGAGCGTTTCGTTAGGCATACTTGCTGTTACCTCCTTGGTTGTTGAATTTGCGGCAATCGCCGCCGTGGAGCTCTGGACCGGCTCGCCGAGCAGTTGACGAAGCGCATTCATGGCATCGCCAAGCGTTCCGACCTCGTCTGCCAGCAGCGGAATAGCGTTCTCCGACCAGCACACGGCGGCCTGCGTGCCGATGATCTTGTCGGGATCGGCTTTCCGATTCCGCGCGACCGTTGCTACGAACTGGTCGTACTGCCGGTCAATTTCGGACTGGATGTCTTTCTCTGCCCGCTCCGATAGCGGCTCATGCGGGTTCCCATCGACCTTCTTGTCGCCTTTGAAGACGTAGGTGTACTTGAACCCCTGCTCGTCATTGAACTTCGAATCCTCGGTATGCAGCACCACCACGCCGACGGACCCGACCGCTCCCATGCGCGTGACGAAGATCCTGTCGGCCGCGCTGGTCAGCGCGTAGGCCGCCGAGAACGCGAAGTCGTCGGCGACCGCGAAGATCGGCTTTGCGCCGCGAATCGAGTAGATGTAATCGGACAGCTCCAGGCATCCGGTGGTCTCGCCGCCCGGCGAATCCACTTGTAGGAGGATCGCCCGCACTCCGGCGTCGTTGACCGCGTCCTGAAGGTAGCCCCCGATCTGCGCGTAGGAGCTGCAACCACTCAGCGCCGAAACCCAGGATTCCGCTTTCGTCAGCACGCCCTGGATCGGAATGATCGCCACGCCGTCGATCACCTGGTAGCCGCTGTCGTCGGCCTGCTCCATGTACGCCGCGGCGAACGGTTCCACGGGCTTCACGCCGGCCACCGGCATGATCCCCAGCCGTGGCCCCAGCGCCTGGACTATCACGTCCAGCTTGGGCGGGTGAATCATGAGCGGCGTGTTCACAAACCGCGATGCAACACGAGTCAGATCCCTCATGGCTTCACGTCCACCTCTCCCTTGCTCGCGTCCTGCTGGATCTCGGCTTCCGTCAATCCGGCGTTGCGCCCGGTCAGGACCTTCCGGCCATCGCTGTCGTAGGACAGCCCGAGTTTGTCCGCCCGCTTGTTATCTGCTGTCTGCTCCGCATCCACGGCACCGGCGTCGCGCCCTTGCGCCGCAACCTCAGCCGAACGCGTGGAGAGACCGCTGCGGATCGCATCGTTGGAAGCCTTGATGTCTTTCTCGGGATCGACCCACGGCCATCCGGGTGTGACCCACTGCACTTCCTCGAACGGCTCGGGATCTTTGTTGTACGCGTTCAACAGGTCTATGCCGAACACCAGCGCGAGCATCGCTTCGCGCAGCCAGCGCTTATAGACCGGATGGCAGACCTGAAAGATGAAAACCGAATGCTGATACTGCTCGCACTTGCGGCGGAACTCCAGCAGACCGGCCCGGATCGAGGAATAGTTGATCCCCGACAAGTCGCCGCTGATCTGATACTCGGCGAGCCCGGCCCCGCTCGCGAACGCCTGCAGGCAGCTCCTGATGAACGATTTGAAATCGCCGCTGTCCTTCGCTTCCGCAAACTGAACCTCTTCGCCGAAGTTCAATACCTGGAACGTGCCGGGTTCGAGCTTGCTGATCTGCGCTCCCGGCTCTGTCTGTGTCGGCCCATTCTGATACTGGTCCGGCGGGATGATCGGATTGTCCGGGCTGGCCTGCGTGATGAACCCGGTGATCATCGCCGCGAGTTTTTTGCGGACGATCTCCGCGTCCGTGTACTGCTCCAACTCGTAGAGCTTCGCGATTACCGATGTCAGCCACGGCTGTCCCCGGAACTGGCCCGCGCGGATCGGCTTGTAGACGTGCAGCACCTCCGTGGCCGGCACGCGCTCGACCGAGAGAGCGTCCATCGGGAAAAACATCGTCTCACCCGGATGCGCCTTCCAGAAGTGGTACGCCGCGCGCCGCCCATCGGTCTGGAACTCTATGCCGCACCGCACAGAGTTGTTCGGCGGCATCCGCTCGACAGCCGTCCGCCACAACGGTAACTGCTCGGCCTCGATGAGTTGGAGTTGCAACGGAACCGTAAGCCCTTCCTTCACAGAACGCGGTCGGAACCGGACGAAGCACTCGCCGGCCTCCATGACTTCGCGCGCGATCACCATCTGCTGGCCGTAAAAGTCTGTCTGGCCGGATGCAGGATTCCGTGGGTCGTACTCGACGTCGCACTCCCGAGTCCAGCGATTCCACTTCCTGGTGATCAGGTCGCGCACCTTCTCGTCCGGATGGTGCGGCACCAAGCGAATCCCACGCCCGATCGCGTTGGCGACATACGAGTCCACGGCACCCGCCGCCCACGCGCTGTTTCGAACCGCGTCCCGGTTCCGCGCCTGCAACTCCAGGCCGTGCGAGAACAGGAGCGTGTTCAGGCCGAGGAACGGCGGATTCCAGCCAATGCCGCGTCGCCCGCGACCGGCGGCATCGAAGGGGAACGTCCCCATCGCGCGGGTACGTGGAACGCGCGGGACCGGCATCGGCTCGTGCCCGGCCTGGCGCGCGAGCGTCATTAACGTTTCAATTGGCACTGTGCTTTTAGCAGCCCCAACCGTTCGTCGTGTAGATGCGAACCTGGCGCACTTGCTGCGGACCGCTCTGCTGGGCGATGTCATTCAGGATGCGTATTCCGGGGCATGGCGATCACCGTTCCGAGGTGATGGCGATCGCGATTCCGAACTGATGCCGATCACGATTCCGAGCTGATGGCGATCACCATTCCGACGGAAAGCCGATCACTTTTCGGCG